CCGCTCCATTGGCCCCTTAGCTCAGTGGTTAGAGCAGGCGACTCATAATCGCTTGGTCGCTGGTTCAAACCCAGCAGGGGCCACCAGATTTAGTGATGAAAATCATGCAGTTAAGCCACCTTACAAGGGTGGCTTTTTTGTTGGCTATAATCTCGATGGCAGCAAAATGGCAGCAGACTTTTTTTGCATATTTCGGTTTCCATCAACTTTTCTCTTGCGAGGGGCAAAAAAAAACCCGCTAAGCGGGCATTTTTACATCCATAAGACTTGCTGAGAACCTCGATCAGGGTGGGGCGGAACGCTAGCCACTTTTCCTGGTGTCATGATTATGTCAGTCACAGTTTCATGTGATTTAAAGGTACAACTGCAGTTAATGTTCTGGCACTGGTTATAACGCTCTTTAGTATTCTTAGATACCTGAAAGCTACTTCTCGTGTGTGCGGCATTACCACACATAGGACAATTCATCATCGCTAAAGCCCCATCGCATTTTTAATCAATTATACACAAAAATTTGTTTTGAGATACATCTCATTCCATTTGCAATGAATCAATTTTCACTTCCAGCTCTATGCTGGTCGTGTAGCCGCTGTCGGCGCTCAGGCTGTGCGTCAGCGTGGTGATGATCCATTCCCCGTCATCAATCTGCTTTTTGAACCCCGTCACCTTTACCGGCATTTCGGTGTAAAGCTCTGCGCGCCCACGCGCCAGCTGGATCGAGAAGGTCGCAACGCCGCGCTGCAGCCGTTCCCACTGCATTTTCGCCGCCCGCTCTGCGTTTGAACGGTTGGCATAGGTGCGGCTCAGCACCAGTACGTTTTCGTCGGTGCCGACGAGATAATCACCCTGCTTCGCTTCCGGCTCTTTTTTCTTCGCCGTAGTTTTGCGACGATGCTTTACCTTCGTTTGTGGCTTTTTCGCTGGCTCGCGCGTATGCAGCCAGCTGGCAATCACTCCGGTGTAGGCGTCACGGTCAGCCAGGGTAAAGCGGTGACTGTCGCCGTCACGGCGCTGAATGGTGATGACCGGCAGCGGCTTGCCGCTGGCGTTTTTGCCCTGCCCCTGCCGGATAAACAGCAGTTTGCCATCCTTGACGCAGGCCAGCGCACCGCACTGGCGGGCGACACGCATCAGAAAGCTGGCGTCGGATTCGTTGGTCTGGTCGATGTGGTCGATTGCCATTTTCTCAACGTCTGCGCCCAGCGCTAAATCCAGCTTGTGCTTTTCCGCAATCGCTTTGGTAATTTCGCCAACCGTGGTTTTGTGCCACGACTTTTCGCGTTTGGTATTCAGCGTCTGGCGGAAATCGGCGCTGCGGGCGCGAAGCGTCAGCCGGTCGGGCGTTCCGCTGTGCTCAATCTCATCAACCGTATAACTGCCTTTGATGATAAGCGGCTCCCCCTCCCAGCCCAGCGCCAGCTTTAACACGACGCCCCGTCGCGGCAGCTGCAGCAGGCCGTCCGCGTCGTCCAGCTCAATATCAAGCTGGTCAGCCTCAAAGCCCCGGTTATCGGTCAGCGTCAGGCTGATGAGCCGCTTTTGTATGGTCTGCGTGACGTCCTCGCCTGCCATCGTCAGCCGAAACGCCGGGGCGCTGGCCGCCCCTTTTACCCAGCTTTCTGCCTGCATCATCAGAAAAGCCCTCCCGCTGCTGCTGTGGCTTTACCGGCCACACCCGCCGCCGCGCTTTTCATGGCGTCAAGCTGGCCGCTCAGGCTGCCGAACATCTCGCCCAGCGACTCGTCTGCACGCTTAAGCGTGAGTGTGAACTCAATGCGCCTGCACGCGCCGTTACTGAAAAACTCGGCCTTAGTCTGGCTCAGGCTCTCAACCACATACATGCCGTAAATGGTGCCGCTGCCCTCAATGAGCGGCCAGGCGCGCCCCAGCTCCGCAATCTGCTCCAGCGCATACAGCGACAGCCTGCCGCCGGTCAGCTCCGGCAGCAGTACGCCGGAAAGCGTCAGCGTGTCGGTGTCAGGCCCGGCAAACTGCAGCGACGGGCGAAAGCCCACGCGGTTGTTGGACGGGAACCGCCAGCTGCGTTGTAACTGCAGTTCCTGATAAGGCACCGTTTCCAGCATGAAAACGAACAGCCCCAGCGTCATCATCATTCGTCAAATCCCCCCTGATCACGATAGGAACTCCGCGCGCGGGCTTTCGCCTGGCGCTCTCTTGCATCCAGCATTCTTATGACTTCTGCCGCCACGTCCTGCGCGCTTTGCCCCGGCTGCTGATGAATGGTGATGGGTGCATGAATGGTCACAGGCGCGGCAGTTATGGCGCTTTGCTTTGTGACCTTTTCCTGCGCATAGCTGCCAGCGGGCAGGCTCATCGGGTGCAGCGGGCGCACGGCGGCAGGTGCAGCGGCCATCCCCAGTGCCAGCGCAGCCGATGCGGCGAGTGCGGCAGTGCGGCGACGGCTGGTAATACGCGCCGGACCGTTGACCAGCTCCGGCCCGTTCTCGCCCGCAATACCGTACTGACCGGCGGGAATGTAGCCGCCATTGTCATAGAGTCCGGCAAAGCCCGTCGGGGATGCCGGACTTAACGAGTTGACCGGTGTCGCGCCGCCCTTGTCCACCGAAGGCTTCATGAATCCCGGCAGCAAATCCGTCATGGATGACAGTCGGGCCTTAAGCGCGTCCCATTTGGCCGTGATGCCGTCAAGGAGTGCGCTTATCATGTTGCTGCCCGCTTCTTTAAACCGCTCCGGCAGTGTGCTGGCCAGGTTAACCAGCTCATCCCATTTTTGCGACACGGCTGCCTTGATGCTTTGCCATGCCCCGGCGATGCCGTCGCGTATGGCGTCCCAGTTCTTGTAAATAATTCCCGGCAGCGTGTAATCCATAAACAGGGATTTCAGGAACTCCCAACCGGCTGAAACCTTCGCCTTAATAATTTCCCATGCTCCTGCGGTGGCGTCGGCCACGCGCTGCCACAGTGCCGCAAACTTTGGCCCGAGGGTGTCCCAGTTACGCCAGATATAAACTGCGCCCATAGCGATAAGGCCAATGACGGCCAGAATCGGGTTGGCAAACATCAGGCGGCCCAGCCATATAACGCTGCTGCCGACGATACGCAACGCCTTACCAATCACCCCGAATGCGCTCGCGCCCTTAAAGCCCAGCGTCGCCATGCTCAGCCTGATAACCGCCATCGGCCCGACAATGGCCGCAAAGCCAATGGCTAAGGTTCCCAGCCCAATGACGATGGCAGACACCGCCGCGCCGACTTTCACCAGCGCGCCAGCCAGCGCCTTGTTTTTCTCAATCCACTGCGCCGCTATGCCGGTGACTTTTTTAATCGCGCCCATGATGTCCATAAGCGGCTGGCGCAGCGTGTCGCCCAAGCCGCTCATGGTGTTAGCTACGCCGGTTCTGGTCAGCATCCACTGCGCGGACAGGGAATCTTTGTTGATGTCAGACTCTTTCTGCATCGAACCTTTCGCCGCATCGCCCTGCGTCAGGGCCAGCTGTCGGCGCAGCTCCGGCAGGTTGTTGGCGAGTTTCGCCGCATCCTTGCCGAACTCCTTGCCGAATATCATCGTCAGCGCAGACAGGCGTTTGTTTTCCGGCAGTTTTTTGACCTTCTCCAGCACGCTGATGATGGTTCCCATCGCGTCCGTGGTCATCTGCTTTTCAATCTTTTTCGGGTCAAGCTTAAGCAGCGTCATGCCTTCCTGAAAGCGCTTGCCCTGCATGGTGGCTATCGACAGCTCGCGCACCATCGCGTTAGCCGAACTCGCCGCAATCTCAGAGGTGGCACCGAGTGAAAGGAAGGTTGAACCCAGCGCCGCCGCCTTCCGAAAGTCCAGCCGGTCGGCGTTGCCGCCCATGCGCTGCAGCACGTCGATAATGTCCGCGCCTTTTGACATGGCGTTATCGTCTAAGTAGTTCAGCGCATCGCCCAGTTGCTCAATATTGCGGGTCGGTATCTTGTAAAGCTGACTGATTTTACCCAGCCCCTCGGCCAGCTGGTCGGCGGGCAGCTCAAACGCCGTTGACGCCTTGGCCGCCGTGGTGGCAAAGGCCAGTAAGTCGCGCTTCTGGTCGGCGTAAGAGTCATTCTGGTTGGTGACGCCCATGCGCGCGCCGCCCTCAACCAGCGCGGCATAGTCAACCGCGCCATGCTCCATCGGCAGTTGCTCACTGGCGGCCTTGATGGCGGCCTGCATGTCGTAAAACTGCGCGGTGCGGTTGCCTTTGTCATCGCGCAGCCCGTTGACCTGCTTTGCCACGCCCTTCATGGCGTCTTCCATATCCGCCGAGGCTTTGATAGCCGCCGCAAACGGCACGCCCATTGCCATCCCTGCCGCCGTGGCTGTCGCCCCTGCCCCGGCCACCCTGTCGCGGGCCTCCAGCGTTTTCCCGTAGCGCTCACGCACCGCGCGCATTTTGGCCTGGCGCTCGCCCAGCTTTTTAAGCTCACGTTGCTGGCGCTCGATGGCGTCACTCGCTGCGCTGGCGTCGGTTTTCAGTCGGCGCTGTGCCGCGCTCAGTTGCTTTGTGTCGATACCGGCGGCGGTCAGCGCGCCGCGCTGCTGCTGTACCGAGCGCAGCAGGCCGTTGTAACTCTGCTGCAGGTCATTAACGCGGTTTTTTGCCTGCTCAAGCAAGCGGGACTGCTGCGCCGTGGGGCGGTTGGTGGCGGCAAACTGCGTTGCCAGCGCGGCAGCCTCCTGCCGGGCAGAGGCGAGATTTTTCTCTGTGATGGCAAGCTGCTGGCGCGTTTTGCGAAAGCCGTCAATGCGTCCGGCCTGATCGTTCAGGCTTTTCAGGCTGTCTTTGCTGGCTTTGAGGGCGGCGGACAGCTCCTTAGAGCCGTCGCGCGCACTGCGAAAAGGGCGGGTGATTTTGTCCACCGCCTTAAGTACCACCTGCAGGCGCAGGTCTCTGTCACTCATCGTCACCGGCTCCGTTACGCAGGATCGCTTTGTGCCGCCACATCAGCACGTCCGCCAGCGACTCCGCGAACATGACCGGCGGCGGCCAGTGAAACACGGTGGCGATGTCTGCCACCAGATCGTCTACGGTCAGCTCTGCGGGATAGTCGAAAGCGCCGACCTCGTTAACAAAAAAGACACTACTTCCACCGACAACGACACCAGATCGGCGGGGTCCATTTCGTTGATTTCCTGCGCCGTCAGCGCAGGCGTTGACACACGCGGCAGCACGGTCATCACCGCGTTGACGTCCATTTCCATTAACGCCTGCAGGCGCACGCCGCGCAGCGCGCCGGACTGCGGCTTGCGCAGTACCACCTCTGTGATTTCGGTTTTGCCGCGCTTGATTGGGGTGTCCAGGGTGACGGTTTTTTCGTTTTTGATGTCGCTCATGTTCTTATTCCAGTGAAAAATTGACAAAAGCAGCAGGCCAGCGCCTGCCGCCGTGATTACAGGCCCAGCGCGCTGCGGTGCGCTTCCATCATGTCTTTCCCGTCCACGATGTGAACCATGTTGACCAGATCCACCTCAAACAGCACTTCGCCGTTAATGGTCAGCTTGGCGTAGCTGTTGGTCGCGGAAACTTTGGTCGTGTTGGCGTCGCCGGTTTTCCACTCACCGGAATCCAGCTCCTTGTAGCGCCCGCGCGTGACCAGCTCCACCGCCTGCACTTCGCCGGTGTCGTCGCGCTGAATGGAACCGGTAAAGCGCAGCTGCACCGCGTCCACGGTTTCCGCGCCCAGCTGCTTAAACAGCAGCGCCTCGGTGCCGCCGACGGTAAATTCCGTGTCCAGCGCGCCATCGTCCAGGCCCATATCAATATCAACCGCACCGGCCATGCCGCCGCCGCGGTACTTCTCAAACTTGCGGGTCAGCTTTGGCAGCGTCAGGGACTCAACCAGCCCCTGCCAGTTGTTGCCTGCGTTGAACAGGTTCAGGTGTTTTAACTTACGGGGTAAGGCCATGTGTTCAGCTCCTTATGCTTTAACGCTGGCGGCGAAGTTGACCAGGTACTGGTCAGTGATGCGCTGGCGCAGCATCAGGTTTTCCAGCGGCGGCACCGGCGTGTAGTCGTAGTCGATGAACAGCTGCCCGGCCTTGAGCGTCTCTTTGGTGTTCACCGAGTCATCCAGCCAGCAGCTGGCTCCGATGAGATAGCCCTGATTCACCAGGCTGCGCAGCTTCGCGTTGATGCCTTCGATAATGTCGCGGGCAAGCGACGGATTAAGCGGCCCGTCAACGGCCCACATCTGCGCTTCTGCCATCGTGTCGGCCAGCACCTGCGCCGTGCGGGTGTAGGTTTCAAACTGAAAGAGCGGGTCATCACTCAGGCAGCGCGAACCCCAGAAGCGGAAGCCGTCTTTACGGATCAGCGTGGTGACGTCGTTCTGGTTCAGCAGGCCCGCATCAGTTGCCGGATCCTGCAAATCCCACGACACGTCTTTAGAAATGCCGGTGACGCCGTTCACGCCGACATTTGACAGGGACTTGTGCCAGCCGGTCTGCTCGTCAATCTTGGCGCGCAGGCCGAGCGCGCGGGCGGTGGCATACGCCGCCGCATCGGCTTTCAGCACGGTGTCAAAGCTGATGAAGTCAGGCCAGATGAGCATCCCTTCGCGCTGACTGAAATTTGCGCGGTACGCGATGACCTCGGACACGGTTTTGCAGCCGTAAGCCGAGATATACGCAAAGGCTTTCAGGCTCTGCGCCACGCTCAGCAGCTCGGTGGCGACTGCTTTGGTGTCATGTCCCGGCACGCCGAGAATGCGCGGCTTCACGCCGCAAACGGTCTGCGCGGCCAGCAGGGCTTTCATGCCGGTGCGCATCCCGTCATCGGTCACGCCGCCGATGATGTTGGCCGAGGTTTCCGCCTCGGTTGCGCCCTGCGCCACGCGCACGACGACGACGAGCGGTTTCGCCTGGTCGGCGATGGCGTCGAGTGAGGCGGCGAGCGTGCCGGTTGTGCCTGCTTTGCCGCTGGCGGTCACAATGTCGGTGAGTAAAACGGGGCGGTTCAGCGGGAACATCTCCGCGTCGGCGTCGTCGCCGGTGCAGACCATCCCGATGATGGCCGTGCTGACGGTGGTAATGGTTCGGGTGCCTTCGTTAACTTCAATAACGCGCACGCCGTGATGATAGTCCTGTGCCATGTAACGGATCTCCGGTTAAGGGGTTCCGCTATGGTGTAAGGGATAGGGCGCGCGCGCACCCTGCGGCCATTGTCTGGCGAATGACACAAAGGAAAAAGGCCCGAAACGGGCCTCTTGTTATGTTGCGGGCTTTTCCGGCCAGCTGATGTCCGGCGCGGTGCCGGTATCGGTGGCGGTCAGCGCATCGATATAATCCATCCAGGTGTTGAGCCTGGCGCGCTCGTCATCGGTGATTGTGCGGCCCATCAGCAGTTTGGTCTGCCCTATACTGATCGCCTGCTGCGCCGCCGACATCAGCTGCGCTTTCTCGTTATCCGCCATCTGGCTGTATTGCTCAGCGGTTGGCAGCGGCATGTCAGCCCACTGCGGCAGGCCGTTTTTATCTGCGGCCCTGATTTTTCCCTCTGCCGGTTTTTGCAGTGCAAACGTCTGATAGCTTGCGTAATCCACCGGCTTGAGGTCATCAGGCCAGTAATTGCCTGCAATGTAGCTTTCGCGCAGTGACTCAAAAAAGAACGTGTTTTCTGATGCGCTGTAATAAATACCTTCGTTCATGTCACACCCCGATGCCGATACAGAAAAATGGCTTTGATACCGTTGCGCCGGTGCTCTCGCGCAGCGTCACCTGGAAATCCCTGTCACTCAGACGCTTGACGCCTGCCACGGCAGACGCGGGGGCATCACCGGCAATATTGACGCTGACGCAGCCGTGGCAGCGAACCGGCCAGCCCAGCGGCCAGTTAACCGTCCCCCATCCGTTGCCGTCGGTGTTGCCCCAAAACCACTGAATGATCGTGCCGTTCGGAAAGCGCACCCAGCCTGAATCGTTCATCACCTGCGAAAAGTCGCTGCCCTTTGTGTAACCGGACAGCTCCCAGCCGTTTTGCAGAAACAGGCGCCGCTGTTCGGCGTTAAACGTCAGCGCATTAACGCGCCGGTCGGCTATGGAACCTGATGGCGACAGCGCAAAATCAAAATAGTTTGCGCCGCTGCCGGTTATGCCACAGATGATCGAGGCCATGATCGCGCCACCGAATGAAAAATCAATGCCGGTTCCCGAACCGCTGGCCGTGCGCTTGTTTTTCAGGTGAATGCCGGTGAATGGATTGTCGTAGTCCAGATTCAGATCGCCGGTGAGCGTCCCGCCTTTGAGCGGCAACGCGCCCTGTGCCAGCGCGATAAATTTATCCAGGCTCAGATTTTTCAGCACATCACTGACCAGCCCGGCGTCAGCAACTTCTTTCAGCGCGCTGGCCGTTTTCAGGTACTGGCTGTGCGGGTCGGTGGCTTCTGTGTGACTTTTCAGCCCCGCATCGCTGTATTTCTTAGCCGTCACCATCTGGTCATCGGTGTACTGTCTGACCTCCAGTTCAGCCTCATCCACATACTGACGTGTCGCCAGCACCACCGACGGGTCGATTTTCAGCGTAATGGCGTCGGTGCTGTTCACAATCAGGATCATGCGCACGGTCTGCGTGCGCCCGCTGCCCTCCTGCAGGGCGGGCTTGTAGGTTTCCGGCGTGTTGCAGACCGCAATCAGCGTGCCGTCTGCGTCAAACAGTCCCATTTCCCTGATCCAGAAACCGCCCTCGGTTTCGGGGATAACCTGCTCGGCAATCACCTGACTGACGTTGGCCGGATCGACGCTCAGCGTGTTGATGGCCGCGCGGCGCTTCTCGCCAGCAAGCTTTGTCTGGCTGGCGTTGGGTGTCGGCAGCGTGCCGCCCCCGTCGCCCACGGCCATCTGTGTGATGTTCAGTTTTGTGCCGAGTGCGACGGCGTTGGCAATCTTCGCCGCGCCGAGATTGGTCACTATGGCGTAATATTTCTGGCTCATGGTCTGATTTCCATCATGTCAGTAACGTGAACCGCCGCGCCGCTGTAAAGCCCGCCGCTGACGGAAATGTTTTCGGGTATGTAGGGGTAAACGGTCATGGCGTCGCCGTCGTAGTTGCCCGCCGCAACACGGGTTTCGCCCGTGACCTGCAGGTTTATCGACATACCCAGCAGATGGCGGCTGCAGGGTTTGGCGTCGCTGATGAGCCGCTCAAGCTCTGAATAGGTTTCCTCGGTGATCCCCTTATCCTGCACGCCGATATCCAGGCGAAACGTGCCGGGCGCTTCGCCGGTTTTCCACCACTCCAGCACGCGGATCAGGAAGCCGAACGGCTCCACTACGCGGCGCACGGCACTGATGGTGCCTTTATGCTGATGGATGTAAAACGCATCCATCACCACGCGGCGTTTAACGGTTTCTGTCCAGGCCTCATCCCAGCGGTCAACGGAAAATGACCATGCGAGATAAGGCAGAAACCACACCGGACAGGCGGCAGGGTTCCACAGGTTACGTAGCGGAACGTCCAGCCCGCTGATGCCGCTGCAGGTCTGCGCCAGCCTGCGCTCAAGCGCCGAGGACGCGGGGGGTAACAGGCTCTGACTCATCATTTACCCCCGTTATCGCTGGCAACCGTGACGGCCACCGCCGTGCAGTTGCCCGCCTGCGTGCGGTCCAGAATGATGTCCTGTGCCGGTTCGGTGATGTCCACCCAGTCCACGCCCGCCACGCGCAGCACCGCCCCGTAAGACTCACGCCGCACGCTGCGGCCCAGCTTTTTCTGGTCGGTCAGGTAAGCGGCCATTGCGGCCTGTGCCGCCTCCAGACACGGGGCGGCGGCCACGCCGTCAAACAGGTGCAGCGTGGCTTTCACCTGATAATCGAATATCGTTGCGGCCTGCACCGTCACGCGGTCAGCCACCGGGCGCACGGTTTCAGCGTTAAGCGCAGAATTCACTGCATTCAGTAAATCGTCCGTTGCTGCGCCGCTGTTGTCCCGGCTCAGCACGGTAATCAGCACTTGTGCCGGTGCCGGACTCGTTGCCGAGACGTCGGATACGCGCCCGTCGGCGCTTTTGGCGTAATACTCATACGCCGCCGTCGGACCGGCCACGCTCAGCCCCTCAAACGCCCCCGGCACGCGCAGGCGTAAATCATCGTCAGACTCCATGACTGCGGCAACCGGCGGCACGGCGTCAGGATTGGCCGGGCTGATGGTCAGACGCTTAACGTTGTTGTTGGCAGCCAGCTGGTCCAGATCGGTGCCGAGCGCATAGGCCACCATGACCGCCTGCGCGGCCTCGTTGATACGCTGGCGTAACAGGATTTCGCGGTAGACGTTTTCCTGCAGGCACTTGACCAGCGGATCGGACTCCAGCGCCAGCACGCTGCGCATGGCGGCCTGTTCGTCTGCCGGATACAGCGCAATCAGGTTTTCTTTACGTTCGGCCAGCAGCGTTTCAAAGTCCGGCACCTCAATGACTTCCGGCGCGGGAAGCTGCGATAAATCAATCACTGCCACGGTTTACCCCCGTTGGGATGGTCATTGCCAGCGGTGAGCCGTCGGCACGCTGTGCGTTAATCTCAACGGCCATTGAACCGTCATAGGCGGTTGTGAAATTTACTGAAATCAGCCGGATGCGCGGCTCCCAGCGGCTCAGTGCGGTATAAGTTGCCGCCATGACCTGCATACGGGTGACGCCGTTCTGCGGCTGGTCGATGAGCGCGGAAAGCATGGAGCCGTATTCACGGCGCGCCAGACGACTGCCCTCCGGGGTTAAAAGAATGTCGCTGACGCTCTGACGAATATGATCGATATCGGTTAGCGCTTTGCCGGTGTCGCGGTTCATGCCGAGATACATCACGCCGGGCCTCCTGATGTGTCAGTGCCAAACTTAACGCCGCTGTGTTTATGGGTATGCACCACGACGCCGTTAGAACTCATCGCCACGCCGCCCTGCGTTACCGCGCCATTAACAGCCACTTCGCTGTTGAGGGTTGACAGGCTGGCCTCAACGCCGAAAGCCTCGGTAAGCAGCTGAATGCCGTCCGCCGCTTCGATGCGCAGGCTTTTGATGTTCTTTATCAGCAGCTGACCGGTTGCCGGTTCGTACTGAAAAAAACCACCGTCGCTGAATTGCGTGGTGCTGCCGTTCTCTGAATAATCCGGCGGCGGGAATGTATCGGAATAAATCGCGGGTAGCGCAAAGGCGGTTTCAAGGTTGCCGCCCATACTCAGCAACATGACCTGTTCGCCAACGGTAGGCTGCCACCATGTGCGCGTATTACCGGCGCGCAGGGTGAGCCAGTTAATCCAGTTGGTTTCGAGGTCGCCCGTTTTCACCCGGCACAGCCAGTTAACCGGATCGACGTCGGACACGGTGCCGGTGCGGATCAGGTTGGTGATGAGGCGCATGATTTCAGTGAGTTGTGTATTCATACCTCTACATTGCAACGGCATTAAAATTCTGACATCAATAATGCGTTGTATGACGACTCATACAAAAGCGACTTAAAAAAGGAGATCGACATGGGGATGGGATTAGGCTTACCAAAAAGATTAGTTATTACAATAGTGGTATTACTTGCGCTGACAGCATTCGTTTGGGATAGAACCGAATCCACAGACGAAAGGCAATTAATAAACTATCTGTCAGTCATATTGGCTTTTTCCGTCATACATGGGGCACTTCTTATCAGAATGGGTAAATTTGACGTTTATAAAAATGCTATAAATGCCATTTGGAATATTTATTCAGCATGCGCCTTTCTTTATGGTCTCCACATAACGCTCAACTATACACTTAGCGGGCTAAAGCTCCCTGAAATCAACGTTGAAATGATTAGGTCAGAGAATTCATTATTGTTGCGTTCAATACTTTTCCTTGCCGTTGTCTGTGTCGTCCGCGCCGGATATTCAGTTGCTGAGATATTTAAAACTCCTATTATCGAAAGCAGAAAAAAAAGACCTGAATACCAAAAGATTGACTCCAGTGAATAGGTGATCACTATTTTACAAGCCAACGCAGCATCGTCTCACGCACTGTTGTTTCTAACTCGCTATTAACGCCCAGTAATGGGCGCTCAGCGTATTTCACCGTAATGCCCCGTTTGCTCACGCGGTCACGCAGGCCGTAATGGTGGACTCGTGCCAGACGCTGCACGGCAGGCACAAAAACCACCTCTGCACTGTCGCCGGTTGCCTTTGTCTTGAGGTATTTTGCGGTTTTCAGCTTCACAAACATTTTCCGCTTAATGCGCCCCGGCTTTGTCCTGGCGGATACGCGGCGCGGTTCCCATGCGCTGCCATCGGGCGCACGCTGTGCCGTCATGTTGGCCTGCTGAATCCGACGCACGTCGCGTGCCACCTCGCGCAGCATCTTTTTGCGCTCTGCCGGTTCCAGCTTTTCCAGCAGCGCATCCAACCAGGCGTCAACCTCGTGCAGATTATCCACGGCGAACCGTCCAGATGTCGTCCGAGTCAAAAGGGTTTCCCGGCTCCGGCACGGCCCTGACCTCTGTCACGCCGTTGACTTCCTCGGCGATAACCCGTTCTGTCAGCTTTAAATTAATGCTGATGTCGCAGGCACCGTTACCGAGAATGTCCACCTCAAACGTGCAAAGCTGTTCGCGCTCATTGGGATTCTGCAGCGCGTCAGGCTGGTTGGTGCGCAGCCAGTACATTACCGCCGCCATCAGCAGGTTTTGGTCGCCGGTGAAGTCCGTAATCACCACATTCAGCGTGTAGCGGTATTCCCACGACAGCGAGGCGGCAGCAGTCCCGACTGATGCCCCTTTGTCCACAAACAGGTGAAACCGGTCAGGGTTCTGCTGCAGGTAAGGGATGGCGCTGTTAAGGGCTTCGCGTAAGGACTGCGGCTTGTTCATCGTCTTTTTCCTGGCAGGTTACTATAGTGTCCACCTTGTCGGCGCAGGCCGCCCAGGCGGTTTCGGTTTCGTCCAGCAGGGCCAGCAAGTCGCCGTTAGTGCGCGCCGCCGACGGCCCCAGCTGGCAGCGGGTTATTCTGGGACAGCCACTGGCGGTAAGATTCACCTCCGGTGATGGCCGGTCGCTGGCGCAGCCGGACAGCAGCATCAGGCAGAGGGGTATCAGACCAGCGGCGAAGGGCGTCATTTTCACGTTTCAGATCCTCAATCTGGCGCTGCCGCTGGCGCAGCAGTGCGTTGTTTTTCTCAGCCGCCGCATACAGCTGCGTCTGTGCTAGGTTGCTGCTCTGCGCCATGATGTTGACCGCCATCAGCTGGCTGTTTTTCTGGCTCAGCCTTTTATCCTTAGCGGCCAGCTCTGCCGCCTGCGTGCCGATAGTCCTGTTTGCGCTGTGCAGCTGCCACGACAGCAGCCCGGCAGTCACCAGCAGCACCACAAAGCAGGTCACCACAACGGCGCGCATCATGCTGACGCCCCTTTCAGGCACCAGCTCAGTTCACGCCCGCGCCGGTTATCCAGACCCTGATTAAATACGCCTTTCACGTACACCCATCGCGGCAGCTGATAACAGGCATCGCGCCACCGGCTGGCCCTGATGAGTTTCACCATGGTTGATGCGCACACGTTGCCGGTGCCGACGTTAAACGCCAGCGACACCAGCGCGTCATAAACCTGCTGCGGCATGGAAACCGCCACGCAGCGCGCCAGTGCCGCCTCAACGCGCAACACGTTGGTGATAAACGTCCCGGCGGCCTGCCGCTCGGTAATGCTTTTCCCGGGCACAACGCCCTGTGTGTTGCCGATCCCGTCGGTCCATACGCCCGCATCGCACTGGTATGGCTTAAGACGGCAGCCCTCGTAATCAGCAATCAGTTTCAGCCCCTCAACCGAGGTATGCAGCTGCTGAAAGCCCGGCAGTAAGGCGGCGATGGCCAGCACCGCGCCCACGGCGCAGCGTTTAACGGTTTGCAGATTCATAATCCTCCCGTGTGATGCGCCCGCTTGCCAGCAGCTGGTAGGTTTTGTGCTTGTAGTACCAGCTGATTAGCGCCATGCCGATGCCGATAATCAGTCCGGCCCACGTTGAAACATCCTTAACCGATAAGTCGCCCAGCCAGGCCATAAACACGGCCATCGACCAGGTGATAAACGTGCTGATTCTTTCCCACATGATTCAGTCCCATAGCTGCACGGTCTGCGCTGTGGCTGCGGGCGCAACGTCCGGCAGCTCGACCTCTAAACCGTGGGGTAAGGTGGGGCCGTATTCCGCCAGCCCCGGATTGGCCTGTAACACCAGCTCAGACAGCCCCTGCGTGCGCCCGTAGTGACGCCAGCAAAGTGCGTCCACCGTGTCATACTGCTGCGCACGCACTTTCATCAGATAAGCTCGACGGTGACGTGCGGCAGATCCTGCACGCGGCTGATGGCCCAGCGCGCATCGCGCCATAAATCGCCGCTGGCATCATCCAGCGTCTCGCCGCGCTTCGCGCCGGATGTGGTGGCGTCAAAGTCGCTGTAACGCTCGTTGAGTACCGCACGCGTCCAGCACCACACGGCGTTTTCATAGTGGTGCAGCCGCACGCTTTTCCCGGCCAGCTGCTCGGCGGGTACGTCACCCAGCCCGTTGTAACCGGCCACCTCCTGCCGTTCCCGCCACGGGTAAAGCTCGGCGTTTACCTCTGACATGGCGGTCAGCACCACCTGCTTGAGCCGCTCCGGCGTCACGGTGCCGTCAACGCGCATCGCGCTGCGAAACTTAGCCAAATCCAGATCCGGCCAGAATGAATTGTTGGGGATAATGACCGGCGCAACCGGTGACTGCTCTGGCGCTGTAAACTGCATCCTTACTACTCCTGAAGAGGTGGGCGGTGGACGGGGTTTTGATGCGGCGCTGCCTGTCGCCACCCCGTGCCGCCCCGCGCGTGGGCACGTTCGGTTATCAGCTGTCTTTGCGGAGTTTCCGCTCCAGCTGCTCAATGTCTTTTTTCACCCCGCATTTTTCGTCCAGCTGCAGGGCGTGCTTAAGGTGATTCAGCGCGGATACCGGGTTGCTTTCGGTCTGCACCCAGCCGATGGATTTGTGCAGACGGGCACGCGACTGATCCGGCATGTCCTCCCCGTCCACTGCATCCAGCGTCTGCAGCAGCAGATCAGCGTCAAACGGGGTTCCGGCCAGAATGGCGGCCTTGGCGGCGTCGGCCATTTCCTCAGTCAGCACGGTGGCGGTGTTGCGCTTGCCGACCGGCATCACCCAGCCGTGTTTAAGCGCATGGCGGCCAATGGTCAACGCACCGGCATAATCACCGGCATCGATACGCCACAGCATGACGTACATGATCACGTCGTCCTGCTGCCCCCCGTCGGCGCTCAGTACCCCCTCTGCCCAGGCGGCATATTTCGGCAGCACCTCAACCTTAATCTGCGCCTTGGTGACAGTGGACTGAATGCCCTTGAGGCGGCGGCGGTCTTCGTTAAGCTGCAGCAGCATCAGGTCATAGCCTTTCGCATGGCGGCCACTGCCGCCCGTGCGGGCGGCCTCCTGTCCCTGAATGAAGCGCGTGTGAGCGCGGAAAGGATTAGTCACGGGTTACGCTCCTGCGCTGCCGGTGCCGGTGCCGGTGTCAGCGCCAGTACCGGTGCCAGATTCAGCCTGCGCCTGCGCCGTACCCGATTCGCTCATGGACTTAATAATGCTGACTGCCATGCCAACGATTTCGGCCAGTTCTTCCTTACTTTTGCTTGTCGCCTCTTTTTCCGGCTCTGGCTCCTGCTCCAGCATTTCAATGTTTTCAATCAGGCAGGTGCAGTCGTAGTCCTCGACCACATACGCCTCGTTGACCGATTCAAGGTTTTCAACGCGATCCCGTTTCGGGTTGTCGATGATGGAGCGGCGGCGCGTGTCGTCCTGGACATAAATCGACAGGTTATCAAGGCGCGTAATCAGCATGGCATCAGCCGGGAAGAACGGCGCACGCACCGCAGGCAGGCCGCCGATGCGCTTCTGGCTGATAATCAAATCAGCGGCCAGCGCTTCGGTGTTGGGCTGGTCTTTATTGACGATCGGGAAATACTTGTCGGCCAGCAGCTGGCGACCGCAGATCACAACCAGCTCGGTGTCATCCTGATACTGCACCGCGATTTTTTCCGTTACGGCACCCATTACCACGGCATCCAGATTGCGGAACAGTCCCGTTTTACCAATGGTGATTTTGTCGGCGATAACCTTTCCGTTGCTGTCGATATGCTGACCGACCACCTGTGATGGTTTCTCCTGGCGGATTTTCTCCAGCCAGCCGATGTTGACGTCCTGCAGCAGCGGGTTCTGTACGCGGTTGGAGGTTTTCTCACGCTTGAGGCCGTTAAAGCCGATCATGATGCGGTCAAGCGCCTGGCGCTTCACAATCATGTCGCGGATGCGCACCTGAAAGTCGGCAAACTTCGCCCACATGTCCAGCTTTGCGTAAGGCAGCGCCGTGTCAAAGTTGGTCTGTGTACACTTATAGCCTTCGCCGTCGATGTAGGTGGGATCGGTAGGCTCACGCTCTTTCTGCGTGGTGTCGGTTGTGCCCGCAATTGTGCCGCCGATACCCAGCCCCAGACGTTCACCGCTCTGCTCAGGCACCGGCACAATGTTGATGCGCGTCAGAAAGTCTGATGACTCCTGAATTTTGGTTTCAAGCGTCTGCGCGACGGATGGCTCAACGGTAAACTTGCTGTTGAGGGCCGACAGGTTGATGTTGTTGATTTCTGCCAGCACCGACATGTAGGCGTTTAACTTAAAGCGGGTGTTATTTTTCATCGTTTCGTGTTCTCTGTTCGTTAAGAGGATTGGCCGCGCCTGCATCAGCAGTCGGTGCGCACGTCCTGGCTGTTACTGTTTCCGTTACCGGGCGTACGCGGGCGGAAGTCCTGGCGCCCGTCTTCACGGCTCAGCTGTGCCTGCAGCTGGCTGAAATCCGCCTGCAGCTGCTCACGGGCTGCTGCTTCTGCGCTCAGCTGCACCTGCAGGCTGCTGGCCTGCTCGCTCAGGGCAGTTTCAATGCGCTGGCTGAATGCCTGCTGCTCGGTGGCGACCAGCTCGACGGCCCTGTGAACGTCGCTGAAACGGGCGTCATCCGATTTTTGTTTGTTGCTGAAAAGCGCAGATACGCGGCTGAACAGGGATGGTTTTTCGTCGGCCACGTCCTCAAACTCGATCACGGTTTCGGTGGCGGCGGTAAACAGGTTGTCAGGATGCTGCTTGCGGTTTGCCAGCGGGTTTGCTCCTGCGCTGGCGCTGAACTGCAGCATTTCGGTGCCGAGGCTGGCCGGATCGTCGGTCACGGCGAGGCCAATCAGATATGCCTCGCCGGTGTCGGCAAACTCCGGGCGAATCTCCATTGAGGTGAAAAGTTTCTGCATGTTGCCGGTCATCGTGACCAGCTCATCCGTCGGGTTAATCACCGCGTACAGGCCCAGCTTGCCTTTCAGCAGGCCGTCGCTGATTTCTTCGGTGTCGAGCGCATCGACCACACCGAAACGGCGAAACGCGCTGTCAGGTGTGTAACCCTTGATGTGCTCCATGTTGATCACGGCGGTGTAGACAGCCGGATCGTAATTGGCCGCCATCTGTTCCAGCCAGCTGCGCTCGATGGTGCGCCCGTCCGTGGTGACACCTTCCACCCCGATGCGGAAACGCTTTGCTTTCTTTGCCATTGTCCAGGCTCCGGTTAGATAAAAACTCTGTGAGTCCCTATGTTTGCGGCGACGGGGGCACTGAAACAATGCGGCGACGTTGTACCGTAATTCACACAATCACCGGCGGCAGAAAAGGAAACGGGCGGGCCGTATTTTGGGGCCATGACAACGACAATCGCCCCCGCAGACCTCGATCCCCGCAGACAGGCTTTGCTGCTGTACTTTCAGGGATACCGCATCGCCCGCATTGCTGAAATGCTGGGAGAGAAACCCGCAACCGTTCACAGCTGGAAGAAGCGCGACAGGTGGGGCGACTATGGCCCGCTTGACCAGATGCAGCTCACCACCGCCGCGCGCTACTGCCAGCTGGTCATGAAAGAGGTGAAGGAAGGAAAGGACTACAAAGAAATTGACCTGCTGGCCCGACAGTCAGAGCGCCATGCGCGCATCGGGAAGTTTAACAACGGCGGCAATGAGGCGGATTTAAACCCCAATGTCGAAAACCGCAACAGAGGCCCGCGTAAACCGCCTGAAAAAAACGTATTCACCGACGCGCAGATCGAAAAGCTGCAGGACATCTTTCACAGCACGATGTTCGGCTACCAGCGCCAGTGGTGGGAAGCGGGCAATAAATACGCCGTCCGCAACCTGCTGAAATCGCGCCAGATTGGGGCGACGTTCTTTTTTGCCCGCGAGGCGCTGCTTGATGCGCTCACCACCGGACGCAACCAGATTTTCCTGTCGGCCAGTAAGGCGCAGGCGCACGTGTTCAAGCAGTACATCGTGGAATTTGCCCGCGAGGCCGACGTAGACCTGAAAGGCGACCCGATGACGCTGGCTAACGGCGCGTGCCTGTACTTCCTCGGCACCAACGCCCGCACCGCGCAGAGTTATCACGGCAACCTGTACCTGGACGAATATTTCTGGATACCGAAATTTCAGGAACTGCAGAAAGTTGCTTCGGGCATGGCGCTGCACAAAAAATGGCGCGAAACCTACTTTTCCACGCCGTCCAGCCTCACGCACAACGCCTATCCGTTCTGGTCTGGCGCACAGTTCAATAAGGGCCGCGCCAAAACTGACAAGGTTGATATTGATTTAAGTCACGCGTCGCTTGCCGCTGGCCGCCTGTGTGCCGATGGCCAGTTCCGCCAGATAGTGACCGTCGAGGATGCCGTGCGAGGCGGCTGTGACCTGTTCGACCTGGAGCAGCTGCGAACACGCTACAGCCCTGAAGACTATCAAAACCTGCTGATGTGCGTGTTTATGGATGACCTCGCCTCGGTGTTCCAGCTTGCCATGCTGCAGAAATGCATGGTGGACAGCTGGGAAGTGTGGGACGACTTCGAGGCTCTGGCGCTGCGCCCGTTCGGCTGGAAAGAGGTCTGGATTGGGTACGACCCGGCGAAAGGTACGCAGAACGGCGACAGCGCGGGCTGCGTGGTAATTGCCCCGCCAGCCGTGCCGGGCGGTAAATTCCGCATCCTTGAGCGTCACCAGTGGCGCGGCATGGATTTCCGTGCGCAGGCCGACGCCATTAAAACCCTTACGCAGCAGTACAACGTGACCTATATCGGCATCGACTCGACCGGCGTCGGCCTCGGCGTCTATGAGAACGTGAAAGCCTTTTTCCCGCAGGTGAAAGAGTTTGTTTATAACCCGACGGTGAAAAATGCCCTGGTGCTGAAAGCCTACGACACGATTGCCACCGGGCGCATGGAGTTTGACGCCAGCCACCTCGATATCGCGCAGTCGTTTATGTCCATCCGTAAGGCCACCACGGCCAGCGGCAACCGTCCGACCTATGAAACCAGCCGCAGCGAGGAAGTCAGCCACGGCGATTTAGCCTGGGCGACCATGCACGCGCTGGCAAACGAGCCACTGCAGGGACAGGCGGCACACACGCAGAACATTGTGGAGATGTATTAATGAGCAAACGCAGGAACCGCACGCGCACGCAGCCCGTGCAGCAGCCGGAACAGATGACCAGTACAGCCGCCCCGGAGGCATTTACCTTTGGCGATCCGATCCCGGTACTCGACCGGCGCGAACTGCTGGATTACGTGGAGTGCGTCATCAATGACCGCTGGTATGAGCCGCCGGTAAGCGTTGACGGGCTGGCGCGCACGTTCCGCGCCGCCGTGCATCACAGCTCACCCATCAGCGTGAAATGTAACATTCTGGCGAGCACCTTTATCCCGCACCCGCTTTTGAGCCAGCAGGCTTTTACCCGCTTTGCGATGGATTACCTGGTGTTTGCCAACGCGTACCTGGAGAAGCGAACCAGCCGCCTCGGCACTACGCTGAAACTGGAGCCATCGCTTGCCAAATACACGCGGCGCGGGCTTGACCTCGACACCTACTGGTATGCGCATTACGGCCTCAACTCGGAACCGTATGAATTTACAAAGGGCACCGTGTTTCACCTGATGGAGCCGGACATCAATCAGGAAATCTACGGCGTGCCGGGCTATCTGTCGGCCATTCCGTCCGCACTGCTGAACGAATCTGCCACGCTGTTTCGCCGCAAGTATTACATTAATGGCAGCCACGCGGGCTTTATCATGTATATGACCGACCCGGCACAGAGCCAGCAGGATGTTGACAACATCCGTAGCGCCATGAAAAGCGCAAAGGGCCCTGGCAATTTCCGCAACCTGTTTATGTACAGCCCGAACGGGAAGAAAGACGGGATTCAAATCATCCCGTTGTCAGAAGTGGCGGCCAAGGATGAGTTTCTGAATATCAAAAACGTGAGCCGCGACGACATGCTGGCCGTGCATCGCGTGCCCCCGCAACTGATGGGGATCATCCCTAACAATACCGGCGGGTTTGGTGACATAGAAAAAGCCAGTAGGGTGTTTGTTCGAAACGAACTAATTCCGTTACAAGAAAAAATTCTAGAGTTAAATAGTTGGTTAGGTGAGGAAATTATTAGTTTTAAAAAATATGATTTATAATCTGTTAGGAAGGGGCAACGCCCCTTTCCTGTTTAGATATTCGTGTATAACTCTTCAATTTTAGCAGGATTTGCAAAAAACCTAGCAGGGTAGGCGCTTGGATACACTCTTTCTATATAGTCCTCTGTAGCATTTATGATCGTCATTAAGCGACCACCTAAATCAGCTTCATCAGGAGTCAATATTTCCGTACTTCTATTAATGATTGGCATTTGGTTTAATAAAACAGAAGCATAATATCTGTTACCATGAGTGACAATTAAGTGCCTTCTGCTCTGCGTTGCTTTGTCTATACTATTTAACACTTGACCAATAAGCTTATCAATCACTCTAAAAAAAAGAACTGTATTAATAAGTTTCAACCCACTAACTCTCGGATTAAAAACAGTGCGATATAATGCACCTTCGAAATTTTCGAAAAACCTACCTCTATTTGATTTCAATGTAGCGACTATTGTATTGCTTTTGGTAAGACAAGCTAAGGAGTTCAATGCCTCGTCTAAATCAATAATTTTAGCATTCGTCTGAGAATAATCCTCATCGGTTCTCAATATTTGGTATTGATAACCCTCCAGCACGAGTTCTCGAGCCAGACGATGTTGATCAGGCTGCTGTGAAGCGAAATCCCTTCCCAAAACTCTATTTTGGAAATTATTAGCTTTCGTAATTGCATTGGCTATTACGTTATCAGCATCATTATCAATCACAATAAATCGCACTGGGACTTTAAGATTGTAGATATTGTCGCCAAGCATATCCTTGCTCATTCCAATACTACTCACTGTCTGAGCACCATTTATAATACTTATGTCACGGAATTCAAAAACCCCTCTATCAATCCCAGGGGCTGCGTTTCTTCTGTGTGAGACAACCTCACGAACAAGAACTGTTACGCCATTATTGTAATACCAGAACATTTCAGGATATTCAATTGCAGATTTTTTTATCTCTTCGTTAACTTCCGTTTTACCCAATATATTTCTTATGTTTTTGGAAAACAATCTTGTTCCATGAAGCGTCCACCAATCTGCTATTTGATCACCACTAACGGCACCATAAAATGCCTGATGGGGTTCAGTTAAAAAACCAAACCTTTCGATCTCTATATTTGTTAAATCGATTTGGCTGCGAGATCCATTTTGAAGCCAAAGCATCATATCTTCGGAAGAAACTAGATGTACCTGAAAACCCCAGTTCTCTTTGGGTTCATCAACATCAGTAAAGGCTGCTGAATTGAGTTGATTTTGCCATTCAACCATATCATTCAATATTTCTTCGGCGGCACCTTTCTTCCCAGTATGGGCCATAGCAAATATAAATTTATATTCAAAACTACCCAAAGCAGCAGTAATTTCACCACTTTTACTTTGCAATATCTCATCAAAAAGTTCATACCTTTCATTTTGCAATTTTTCACAAGCATGCTTGAAAGATACGAAATCAGCTCTGGACCATGTCCCATTTCCCGCTTGATTAAATTTCGACTGAACAACAACAACTATTTTTTCAGTATGGTTAATTGCTATACCATCTATACCGCCATCATGACTACTATCGCACACAGATTCACCAGCATATTTATCGTCTACCCCTCCCAATTGATACATTGTGAATGCTGCTAGTGCCCTACTAGACATTTTGACATCATAATCTTGCTGAGCAGGTTCACATTCTCGTTTATGGATATAAGATTCATATCTTTCCCGCAGAACACTACCTAATCTTGTAGACATTACTTGAGCCGTAGCTGGAGCAGCTACATCGTTATCTTCAATCCTTATATCAGTAACAAAAGCCATAATTCCTCCATTGAATTTTTTTGGCATTAAGAGAGAAAGCTATTAAATAGATAAAAAATATTTCATGCATTTGACGCAATCGAAAGCATGCTAAGGCAGCAATTACAAAGATTGTTTTTCTAGCACCGATAGGACTCACGAGCGAATTTATGAAAAAACAAAATCTCGCTTTTCAAGCGCCGTAGAAGTAAGTCCCTTTAAGTTGTTCGGTTGTATCCATAACCACACCCCACGGTAACCAACACCGTAAAACATTAACCGTAAAAACTTATGATTTCCAGTGCTAAATAGTGCGCACTACTCGGTTAATATCAACTAGCCATTTGTCAGCACGCCCCGAAAGCAAAACGTAAAGCGACAAACCAAGGATTGGGGCGCATTGGTATAGGCTAAACGTATTGGCGCGCGCTCGTAGCCCCGCCACGCCTGCGCGCTTTATGTGGGGGTTTTCATGCACCTGCATGACATAAGCAAAAGCCCGCCATTACTAGCACGCCGGGGCATAAACGATCCTAACAGAATCATGCGAATTCATGCGGCAGCTTAATAAATTAGGCGATAAAAATCGTTATCGATTACTTCTTAATCTGCAATCAATGTTGTAACCGCTCATCACTCAGACGTTAGTTTGTTTAATATACATACATTTCATTAATAGATTTGAGGTACAGATAATCTAGTATGCTATTTTTATGTTACCCTAAGATTCAGCAGTAGCATAAGTCTAACATCAACTTTTCCAAAACTTGCAAGTATTAGCATTAGCTGGAAAGAAAGCTGAATATTCAAAGGGGGTTTTACAAATTAAACCAATATTAAGATGATTCGTTAAAAAATCTTTTTGCCAACTAGATTCATCTAACTTTGTGTTTATTACAATAACTTTATCTACGTTTTTTTGAGCTGATTTCAAGTACCTGTAGCCGTATTCCTGAACTTGACCGATAGCCGTCCTCAGCCTGCCTTGAATGCTTTTCTTGGAGACGGTTTTCATTTCAAAAATAGCCTGTTCCCCTGACGGCCAAGTGGCAAGTAAATCTATTGAGCCTGGGTCTGACTCAACAGTCGCTCCTTGCTTAATAAATTTCTCAGCAAGATCTTTCACGAGAGAATCGTGCAGTAAAGTTTTCGAATGACGTTTCTGAATCCCCGAACGTATATTGAAAACTAACATATCAAAATCTTCAGGGACTTTAATTTTTGTTTGTCTAGATAACTGTTTAAAATCTATTGGTTTCAAAAGCATTCCCCTTTCCTGCGGGAAATCTTGTTCTTCGTTAGGACCAGCGATATAATTCTTATTAATATATTCTTCGTCTAAGTTTTCAAAATTAACGCTCTCAGCGTCAATTGAGTAAGCTCCATAAAATTTAAACCAAGATAGTTTACTTGAAGAATCGGCACCGGCGGGGATCCAATAAGAATCTAAACGTTCATGTTTCTCACAAACACGCTCAATTTCTTCTAGCCTTGAATAACAAAAATCACTTAAAGTAATAATATCCCTATTTTTTAATATAAAAAAATCACTCTTACTTAGGAATTTAAACCAATCTTGAATGTTTCTTCGAGCATGCCGGTTAATATTTTTAAGGTCAAAATTCCTCTTCCGGCAATCTAGTACTTTTTTAACAACATCTATCCACTCACTATTTTTTTTGCAACTAATTAAGAATGCTTGACACTCATCAAGAGTTAGATAAGGAAGTTCACCGTTTTTAATCATCTCTACTAAAACTCTTAAAATGAGTATTGCAGGCTTGATTAAAATTCCGCTATTCATTTGAAGCTCAATTAACGATTCAGGGATAGCTAAGCCGTCTTGAGAAAGAATGTTTCTCTGTCGATTTTGGATGACGGACTTTTGACCATTAGGATATTGATATCTAATAGCTTGCATCCCCATCAGCTCTGAAAAACCTATCTCACCCGCTAAAAATAAATGTCCAATTTGTGTTATAGTCAAGGCGGGGCAAACCCTAGTGGAGTAAATTAGTCCTAATTCTGCTAATATTTGCTGATAATCACGCCAAGCATCAGGCTTCCCCTGTCTTTCGTTAACCGTTAAAATATTAGCCGCCACCATTAAATCGGTAATCTTTGCGCTGTAATCTGAAATACTTCCCTCAAATTGAGCAGCACACTCAAGCATTTTATATAGCGTATCGGGCGCAAGCCCGACCGCATGCTGAGTGAAAGACCATGAAAATCCAGGATATGGCAGTTTATCAATCATCATTATTCCCTTTTAAAGCAGAAGCGATAGCTGTCGCTACTGCTTTTGCCATAAGAGGGGGAACAGCATTTCCCACTTGGCGATACGATGCTGTAGGCCCACCACTAAACTCCCACCAATCAGGAAAAGACTGCAGTCTAGCAGCTTCTCGAACTGTTATATGACGATGCTCGAAAGGGTGAATAAATGGTCGTCCCCCTCCTGCTCCAGAACCTACCAGAACGGTACCCGATGGTTTATCGGGATGAATACGATCTGTATGATCTTTTTTATCTCTTCCACCAGGTGGGACAGTGCTGTAACGTGAGCTCACTCTTTCACTATGAACTCTAAAAATATGATTACTGACCGAGTCACAAATATCATCTAATGCTAAAAAGGCTGTTCGAGGTAGTATTAAACCAAGCTCAGGCTGATCGCATAACTCATAATGGTTTCTTTTTGGCCATTCAAATTTATCATAATCTTCTTTACTTTTAAAACCTAAAGCAATAACTCTTTGTCGATATTGTGGCACACCAAACCAAACCGCATTTAGCTTTGTCCACTTGATGTAATATCCTGTTTTTTCATGAAAAAATTCTAAAAGCTCTTTCCAATCCTGCCCTTTATTAACATTTAGAATACCGGGGACATTTTCAAATAAGAACGCACGAGGTTGTATTTCATAGATAAATCTTGCATATTCGTAAACTAATTTTCCTCGAGGATCATCTACTGATTTACGACTACCCAAAATACTAAATGATTGGCAAGGAGGACCACCAATTACAACATCAACATCACACTCTATACGATCAAGGACTTCAGTTCCTGATAAGAAATTTACATCATGAGCTTCAGATATATGCCCTGGAAGATTTTGACTAATTGTTTTACAGAATGCTGTTTCAATATCCGATGAAAATAACGGTTTAAAACCAACAGTCGCAAAACCCAAATCAAGCCCACCGCCTCCGCAGAAAACGGAAACGTAATTTAGGCCATTCTGATTCTTAGGGATAATTAGAGAGTCTAACTCAAGCAAATATTCATTACGCTGCTTTTCAGCGATGTAGTTAGGCATTGACATCACTTCTCTCCAACTCATTTATAAAAATAAAAAAACCTAACATTATGGCGCTTCACCAAAAAAAATCAACAAAAAAAGAAACACTCAAGTGCTACTACAAAATCGAGATTATCAACATTCGTAATAGCCATCGGGTTTAAGCATATAATCAAACATTAACAATAAATTAGCTCAGAAGGAAGACTATGCTTCGGCCCATTCTACACTTAAAGTTACGACTACGCCTAACCTCATCCTGAAGCCTCGACCACTCGTTGTTCAACCTTGCAAGCGCCAAACGTGGATTTCGACGCCAGCAACGTTATCAGTCTGCAGTCTTGCCACCCGGCCTACAAAATCCTCATAACATTTTCTTTGTCCTGTCTGACACCGCTCAATGTAACTCAGTTTACGCTACTTTGTCGGATACGAATTGCTGTTTTAGGATACAAAGGACGCAAATTATGGTAAAGCTAGGTTTCAAGGGCATCCAGTATAGTCTCGCTAATCTTCAGCTCTTTATGGTTCATTATTTCAACGCGAATACAGATTCCTACTAACTGGTTGCGTTTATTGACCGGCAGTATTTATGCCTGCGGATTTTCGCCATCAGCTCATCAGTCAACTCAGATGCCCACTGGATTGCCAGATTCTTTTCATCTTCACTACATTCATTCGAGGCAACCAATTTAAGAAAAAAATCAATGCGTTGTAATTTCAAATACTCAAAAAAATAATCCTGCATAACATTTCCCCCTACAAACAACTGTACATAAACACAGTATATTAGGGCATTCTGAAAGTGAAATGTTTTTTTACTTTTAGCCTTACTTTTTGTGCGTTTCGCTTTTTGTTTTGAGTGAGTTGGCTGCCTTTGCCCTTTCAGCGAGCCTGTTGAAACGGCTCAGTATTTCGTCTTTACGTGAAGTATCATCCTTAGTTCTGAATGGCCGTACTAAGTCGCCGTAACAGGTGCTGCGGAACATTTTCCCCTCAATTTCTGTCTGTGTGCCACCTATCAGGCGCACGGCCAGACCGCGACTGATGGTTTCGCCGCTTAAATCTCTGATCTGACCGATCACGTTGTCACATGCCGTCTCTATTTTGTCTGGCCGCCGCAGCACAAGATGTTTTTTATCCGGCTTTTCTGCCCTCAGTCGGGCCAGCATTCGTCGCCGTTCTCTACGGCTCATCCTTTTTAGGTCGATTTCTTCCAAACTTTCCGGCGGGTTTGAATCCTCAGATCTCAAACGGCCCGTACAGTTATTGACAGAACTCCGAGAGGGCGCGGGCGCGCCCTGCAGGTCAAAACCAAAAACAACGGCACGTTTCGGGACAATCTTCCACTGTGCCAGACGGGTTAAAATCGGAGTATCTGCGCCAACCTCAGTTGCGTAAACACCCTTGATACGCACGGTTTCCTCACCGTATTCATTCAGCTCATCGCCCGACTGATACCATGTGCGCACGGCCAGCTCATCACGACGCACGAACGGGCCGCCCTGCGCGTTAACATATGCTGCCCAGTCTCCCTCGTCGGCCGCGTCATGCGCAGCGGCAAACTCCACGCTGAGGCCGTGGGCGGTGTCGGTGTCATCCATGCGGCGCAGCTCGCGGTAAACCGTGACCGGCGCACCGCCTACAAACTGAAATTGTCGGATATGCCAGCGTGCCGCCCATGCAGAAACGGCGGGGGCGGTTTCTTTCAGCTCTTTGCCGCTTTCGTCGTCCAGCTCGCCATCCAGCGCGTAGCCGTCGATATTCTTAGAGATATATTTAGCCACGTACCCCGTAGCGCTGCCTTTTTCCGGATCGATGGCCTCGGCATGAAAACGCGCTTTACGGGCTTTATCCGTGGTCAGCTCGTTGCTGTCCTGCTGAAAGGCGTAGTCACGGATTGTCTGGCGAACCTGATCCGCATCTTCGGGACGCATAAACATCAGCATGTGCCAGTGTGGCGTTGCGTCGTGATGGGGTTCAGCAACGCGAATGCCAAAGATTCGAATGTCATCACGGTGCAGCTTTGCCCGGATGCGCTGCCACACGCTGCAGAGGTAACGCTGCGTGTCTGCCGGGCTGGCGCCATTCCACTTGCGGTTGCGATGGCCGGTTTTGATTGTGGCGTGATAGCGTGACGGCGCGGTCAGCGTATAAAACTCGCCAACATAGCCCAGCTCATTACAGATATTTTCAAAGCCACGGATGCGGGTCATCAGCTCACAGCGACGTATTGCCGGATTTGCCACGCTGCCGTCGTATTTTTCAATCAGGCTGATGCGGTTGCCTTCCTCGTCTTCCAGTTCCATACCCTTTAAAAACTCACGGGTGCGGCGTTTCTGCTCCCGCCATTCGGAAACCGTCATTCTGCTGGCGTAGGGGGTGTGCTTTTTGCTGACGTTAGCCAGGGCAATCTGCAGGTGTTCCCGCCATGACGCAGCAACGCGGCGCAGTCGCCCCGTCCACCATTTCTCTGTCTGCATACGCAGCACGGCGGGCGTGACTTCTTCGGGATCAAAGAAACGGGACGTCACCTTATCCCACAGTGGCGGCGTCTGATTAAATTCACGGGTAATGGCCGCCGCTGTCATGTAGACGCGGTGCGTGTATTTATAATCTGACTCATCAGCTGCCTGCGCGTGTGCCTGTACCAGCTCGGCCAGAATGAAACTGGCAATATCACCGGCCAGCAAATCCACGTCGGCACGCGACATATCAGCCAGGCGGTTAAAACGCTTCATCAGTTCCCAAAGCTGTCCACCGGCACGCGCTGCGCCAGTCTCCTTCGTGGCGTTCTGTGTCAGCAGGTTAAAGGTGCTGGCGTCCATAGCCTTCACCTGGTACTGCTCGTTAACGCATTCAACTCGCGGCAATGTGCGCTCGACGAAAGTTTTCGTTAAGTACGCATTGGCGCGGGCAATACCCTGTGATTTTTCCAGCTCGTTGACGCGACGCTTAACGTCAATCTGGATCAGCGTCGGCTGCTGCTCAAGCAGCTCCTGCGCACGCACTAAAGCCGCAATCATCTGACTGCGGCTGTGCATTTCCTCATAGGTGGGATAAGGGCTGGCGATGACTTCCCGTGGCGCATTCCACGGGTAAGCGTACTGCTCAATCATGTAGCTGCCTCTTTTGCAGCCATATCAACCCCAAACCAGACAGCGGCAGGACGACGAACAGCAATGATTTCTGCCGCGCTTTTACTGTCACCGGCGGCTACACCAACCGCGCGGGCAGCCCTGACGCTGGTAAGCTCGTAGGCATTAAAAAGCGTGCGCGTAAAGTCGGTATCACTGTTTGAAGCGATGACCGGGCAGCGATCTGACACGCTGGTTAACATGCTGGCTAAGTCCTGCTGCGCGGCCTTATCAAATCCGCCTGCGTGGTAGTCGCTAAACGTGCCGTCATAAGGCGGATCGCAATAAACGACGTCGCCGGTCTGAATCATGCTCAGCGTTTCGCGGAAATCAGCGCAGATAAACGTTGCACGGTGGGCTTTGGCTGCGAACGTTTCGATTTCTTCCAGTGGGAAATAGGGTTCAGAATAGTTACCGTAAGGAATATTAAATTCACTCTTACGGTTATAACGGCAAAGGCCACGATAGCCGTGGCGGTTCAGGTAAAGGAAATGTGCGGCGCGTTCGAGCAGAGGTAAAGCCGGGTCATGATTAAACGCTTCGCGGATGCGGTAATAATCCTCTGCCCTTTTGTTTTGGGTAAACAGGCTCATCGCCACTACGATAAACGGGCGCGTGTGTTCTTTAATCTGGCGGTAAAGATTAATCAGGTCGGGATTAACGTCAGCCACTAAATAAGCCGGGTAATCCGTTGCCATCATCACCGCGCAGGAACCTGCGAAGGGCTCAACGAGGCGATGCCCCTGCGGCAGATGATTAAGCAGCTCGGGCATGAGGCGGGTTTTGTTGCCCGCCCACTTGAGGATCGTACTCATACAGCACCGCCTTTATAGTGGGCGCTTTTCAGCTCGACGATTTCTTGACAGGCGACGCAGTGAGTAACACCCTGCACCGCGCGGCGACGGGCCTCCGGTATCGCCTCATCGCAGGCCATACAAAAAAACTCACCAGCCCCGACAGGCTGGTTACGTGCTTTAGCGAGATTGCGCTGCAGTTCTTCCTCAACGCGCGCCTGGACTAAATCCATTGAATCGGCCATTAGTGCAACTCCCGCGCCTGATGCTCAAAACGCTCTGCCTCTTTATCCAGCAGCTCAATGATTTCCGGCGCGGTCATTTCGTGCTTGCGGGCATGGATGACCAGCGCCGCAATGCGGATTGACACGGCAAGCGCATCATCGCTGCGCTGTTCTGTTTTAGCCTTGTTCAGCAGTGCATTAAGCGTGTCTGCATCGGCTTCAAAATTGCGGGTTTCGGTATTTCTCATTTTTCTAATCTCCAGATTCAGGGCAAAAGAATGCCCGGCGGGTTTACGCCATTAATTTTTTGAGTCTTATTTACTCAGGTAAAAAACAGTCTGCGGTAGAAAACTGTCGGGGCAGAATCTTTCCCCAGCGCGCCATTTTATTCATCGCCATGATGATTAACTCGCGGCGGTATTCGTCGAAGTATTCAAACGGCTTTCCGATTTCCTCCTGTGAAAATGTTTTAGGATTTTCGCGGTTAGCCAGGGTTAACACGCAAAATTTAAACTCGTCATTCTGACGGTTGAAATAACGCAGCGACGGGTTAGCATTATTGTCACGCTGCTGCCGCCAGCTTTTCCGAAACTCATCAAACGACATTTTGTTAACAGCATCAGCACGATTGCCCGTTGAATGAGTTTTGGCAAAAGATGCCGGGCCTTGCTGTGCGGTTGTGTTTCCTGTTACTCGCTGCATGTTACCCCCTGAATAAACGCGCTATAAAACTGGCGGGTTTGCGTTTGCTGGTCAGCCCCTGCAGCAGTTGCGTTTGGCTGTAGCACGGATGCCAGGGCTTGCCATTCTCACCCATGATCCAGCCGTTGCCGTATGATACTGACGGGCTTTGACGCTTAAGACGTGATGCCAGTGAAATCATTATCAGTCCCTCAGCTCAGGCCAATGGATGCGCCGAGGCCGCTGATCGCGTCTACGGTTGATGCCATAGTGGGATTGGAATGAATGCGGGCCTGTACTGCTATAGCGGCCAGACTCAGGCAGCGAATGCCGGTATTAACGCTTTGCATCAGGCTGCGGCGACAGGAAGTGCCCAACGCATCCTGATTCACTGCACCGGCTGCCAGCTGCCCCACTTCTGCCGTTGCCTTCAAAACGTAGGCTGACAATTTTTCCTCGGCGTGTTCGTTCATTGGTACGCAAGGCAAACAATGTAGCTGTGCCAGCGCACCATCCATTAAGGTTGCATCTTCGGTCAGGTCAGTGAGCAAAAGCATTTCCGCAACGGTCAACTGGTGCGGCTGCTCAGGGTTCAGCTTGTTGCGCAGGGTCTGCACGTTCATGCCTGCAGCCTGTGCCAGCTCTTTCATATTGTGAGACAGGGCGAATCTACGGCAGGCCTCGTCAAAGTGGTTATGTGTGGATACTCGAAAATCAAACATGATTAATCCCTTTCAATATCCCAATATGGATGCATCAGGCTTGCAGTGTTATGTGGTAGTCGGATGCAGCTTCAACGATGAGAGCCAGCATATTGACCTCAACGAGCGAGTTAAGGCCGCCTTTCTTTCTGATAGGAAGGCGGTTTTCCTTACACATCTTGCGCGCGGTGCGTTGGCAAATGCCGGTACGGCGACAGTATTCATCTAAAGAGATGAAGGGTTCAGAAATCACAAAGTTGAGATTCGGGCGCATTGTAAAATCACTTTTCATAATGCAAGATTCCTTTTGGGTTGTTAGATGTCACTATGTGTCAGTATATGTCACACATCACACTTGCGATAATAGGATCTCAAATCAAACATGTCAAACACTACAGAAACCCCAAAAGAAGGAAATAAGCATCTTTACCCATCACAAGGTGGCGGGCGCGAAGCTATAAATCGCATCATGACGGCTTATAACTTCTCAACTCGCCAGGCGTTGTGTAATCACTTGGGTATTTCACAAAGCACCATGGCAAACCGTTGGATGCGTGACACTTTTCCGCATGATTGGCTGATAGCTTGCCACTTGGATACCGGTACACCGATTCTCTGGCTTGCAACTGGCGAGGGTAGTTCTGGCAGGACTGATTCATCCGACACACAAACCAAAATGAACCTAAAAAAGATCTCAAGTGGGGTTATACAGTCCAGTTTTGAAGTTTCTTATGACTCAAGACTACTTCGCCCTGAAATCACAAAACCGTTTTTAGTGGAGTTAGAAAATGTAATTTACTTGGTTGACGGGGCTAGATCAGAGGTTACAGACGGATTATGGCTGATAGACATTGACGGCCTTACCAGCATCAAGGAGTTGTACAGACTACCCGGCAAGAAATTAAGGGTTGAGAATGGTCCGGCTTCCTTCGAGTGCTCGCCGAATGATATTTCGGTGTTAGGTAAAATCGTCAATAAGACGGAGTACATTTAGAAAAAATGGCCGTAAGTAAACTAGCTAATGGTAAGTGGCTGGCGCAATTCTTTCCTAATGGGCGTGACGGTAAAAGAGTGAGGAGGCAATTTGCCACAAAAGGCGAGGCGTTATCCTTTGAAAAGCACGTTAAGGATCAGGTGCAGGAAAAGCCTTGGCTTGGTGAAAAAACTGACAAACGAACCGTTTTCGATCTTGTCGAAAATTGGTACAACGCTCACGGCATAACGTTGACTGATGGGAAGAAAAGAAAAGATGCGATGGCCTTTGCTTGTGAAGCAATGGGCAATCCATTAGCAACAGAATTTAATGCTCGAATTTTTTCAGCTTATCGCGAGCAGCGCTTGTCTGGAAAAATCACCCGATCAAATCGCGTGAAAAAAGTTACCCCCCGCACCGTTAATCTTGAACTGGCATATTTCCGGGCGGTATTCAATGAATTGCGCCGCCTGGATGAGTGGAAGGCTCCTAATCCATTGGATAACGTCAGAGAGTATAAAATTGCCGAATCCGAAATGGCATATTTGAGTAATGAAGAAATTAGAGCATTGTTAAAAGAATGCGAAGCAAGTACCTCTAAAGATCTACTTAGCGTTGTTAAATTGTGCTTGGCAACAGGTGCTCGCTGGGGTGAAGCAGAAACACTGAAAGGTAATCAAATCAGGGCTGGTAAAGTCATCTTTACTAAAACTAAAGGTAAAAAAAATCGGGCAATTCCCATCAGTGATGATTTACTTCGGGAGTTACCTGCCTGCAGGAATGCAAAACCTTTGTTTGGGTCATGCTATGCCGCTTTCCGTTCCGCATTAAAAAGAGCAGGGATTGAAACTCCGCCAGGCCAGCTTACTCATATTTTGCGTCACACTTTTGCATCTCACTTTATGATGAATGGCGGGAACATTTTGGTATTGCAACGCATTTTAGGTCATACCGATATTAAGGTAACAATGCGTTATTCACACTTTGCACCGGAACATCTTTCAGAAGCAATTAACCTTAATCCCCTAGAGCGCCTGTAAGTCGAAAAAATGGCAGCAAAATGGCAGCAGAGGATGTCACTATATGTCATTATATGTCTCTATATGCCAAGCTAAATTTATTATAAAACAGTAAGTTACTGTTTTTATTCAAAACTAGTTCGGACTCATAATCGCTTGGTCGCTGGTTCAAACCCAGCAGGGGCCACCAGATCTCACCTGTTGAATCAGGACATTAAGCCACTTTTAGCCGAGTGGCTTTTTTGTTTCTATATGCCAGTGTCACAAAAGCATCACATGACTTTATTCGTTCTTTTTGAACGCAGATAAAAAAAGCATACTTTCGCGAGCTTTCAGTGAAGTAACGATTACCTTCTGTCGTTATGCGTAAAAACCGGCACCTTATTAGTCTGGCCCGGCGAGACGATCATCCCCGCTATGCTTTCGTACGTTTTGAAGGTGCACCTGCTACGCGATCCTGGCGAGCGCGATCGCCATTTCCAGCGAGTTAAGGCCCGGCACGCCGAGCTGATTCTGCGCTTAACCGGACTTTCATTACAGTGTACTGGCCGTTTTCGTAAGTGGTACCGATGATGTTTGAGATGGTTTCCGCTTCGGTCGCACCCACGGCAACGCGCACCAAGACATTAACCGATTTGGCCTGGTCGAAAATCGCCTGCTAACGTGCATTTTGCCCCGGCTTTGGCGATACCACCTTACACGTTAGCAAACAATACCGGCGTATTCAGCGGTAGTGTCGGCGTCCCAGGCGGTACAGACCAGCCCAATAATCGCGGTAGAGATGATGGAAATGGTGCGCGTGCCATCCATGATTTCGACGATGCAGATACCATGACAGTAATCAGACATCTGATGCCCCCGTAAAATGGATGTGCTCAGAGTGTCAGGTCAGGCGATGCCGTTTATACAATTAGGGTTTGTTGAAGAATGATCGGGCATTTACTCGGGAATGATCGCTTTGCCTTCCTGTGGCACTATGAACAGCCATCATCAAAAAGAGGGAACGAGAATGATCTCAGGAAGAGCAGAAAGACAGGAACCTGGACGGTATTACACTTTTGAGTCAAGATTGCCCCCCGGAGAATTTTTTGAGCTTCGGCCACAACATCTACCACGCAATGCTCAGCCGGTGCTTGATGAAACAAGCGGTATGTGTATCGGCTACACCGTGGCTCAGGCTCCCGGCCTCTGGCAAATTTATGATGCACAGGGCCATTTTGTCCGGCTTGAAGAGGCTCCGCTTGAAACGCCGTTGTTCGATCCCACTGATATTGCACTGATTGCTTTTGGTGTTTTCCGCATTCTCCGCACTGGCCGTGCTTTATTTGAAGCGGGTACGCGAACAGCGATTACAGCAAAGCTTGGCCAGGGGACTATTTCATTTTTGCGCGCCCGGTTTAAACTCGGCTTATCTGTACGCAACCTGAAAATGACCGAAACGGCTGCTAAGCACATGTATGAAACGGGTCGGTATGTTCCTTTACATATTCAGGAAAAAGCTATTCGTTTTGGTAAGCGAACGGCCGATCCCCGGAAAGTTAAAGGCCTGTACAGATACGAAATTGAGATGTACAAGCTTTATTGTAAGAAGGCCACTACTGAGTATAAAAAATACACACTCGAAGTTGTGGTAAGAGAGTCCGACTGGACAATCACCCACTTTATGTATTTTTAAAAACCGACAGGAACGCATCAATGTTTGATATTAAAGACGAGAAATTTACGTTTGCGGTTTCTCCTTTTGAAAGAGTGGTCGATAACGACATTGACCCTGAACATCATCGCTGGGACTGGATAAAATCTTTTGTTGAATTTTCTGTCCCTGGCCTGAAAGCTCAGTTTCAAACTGAATTTACGGTAGGCGAGCTACTGGAACTACGTGAGCAATTTGCAGCGCACCATAACGCTTTAATTGCTCAACGTGAGATAGAGCCTTTCGAGTTTCAAAGCCAGTGCCATCAACTGAATATGATCATCAGGAAAGTAACCGGCGAAGAGGGTGTAATTATTGAATATGACCTTCGTCCTGAAGCACATGCTGACAGCATTCAGGTTAAAGGCGATTTCGGCATCAATGAGAGCTACTTCCCAAATATTTTAAACCGGTTGGATGAGATGATTAAATGGCAAAATTAAGCCTTCACGCCTCTAAAATTTTTCCTGATAGTCCCCACTGTAACGGGGATTTTTCTATTCAGGCTTTACCGGCAAGCTGACATCCGGTGCTGCTTAGGTCTCAATGCGGTTCAGCTTCACGCGTTAGGTTCTCTGTTGTTCCAGCAGCCCTTTCTCGCTCTCCGTGGCGATTTTCCTGCCGCCTGGCCATTACACAGTATCCGCCATGTATCGTCGGGAATACGGATATAGTCGTTGCCCGCAAAGGCTCGCTTGTTGAAAAGACGCCTAACAGCATCAACACTCGACAGCTTATCCCGCCCGCCGTCATATCTGCCGCTATTGAAACACCATGCTTACCGGCATCGTACAGGCTGAGATTTTAAGGGCGCTGGCACCCAGTGCCGCGTCTTTAATTTCCGCCAGCGCGTTGGCCGTTTGCAGGTACTGCTTATGGGGATTATCGGCAGCAACATGTGCGGCTGCGCCTTGTCGGTATACGCCTTTACCTCAATTAACGCGTTATCCACAGCCTGCCGGACTGGCAGCACCACGGACGGATCGATTTTCAGCGTGACGGTGCTCTGGCAGAAGCTACGTATGCATAATTACGATATGCTCTACTTACTTTTCGAAGAGACTTTGAAGTACCTGATAGAAGTGGGAAGAATGTTGCGGAAAGAGTCCAACAGAACGGAGGTGCTGCTACGTGCCATCGAGAATCTTTAAACTATCATTCAAATTTTTTTCCGAGATATTGGGAACTTTGGTTTTGACAGCAACTGTATTTGGTATGATCTATGCAGGCTTTACGAATGAAGGTGCCATGCGGATCGTAGGACCTCTGGCTGTACTGATTTGCGGAACTGGGGCTTATGTGTTGGTGATGTATGCCACCACGAAAATCAGTGAAAACGATAAAAAGGGACAGATTAATTGATTTGACCTCAATGAGGATGGCTTAAGTTTAAATCAGTAAACAGAAAAAATATCGCTCAAGATAATTTCGGTTTCCCATTTAATGATACTAGTTAGAACGGAAAATTTGAGATAAGAGCGGCTCTAGGCTGTAATGATTTAAATGCTGATAGCATGAGTTTACATAAAAAACCTAAAAATGGCAGCAGAGCGCAACCCTATATGCCAATATTATATCACCAATCGACCTTAAGAAAACATAAAAACCAGTAAGACACTAATTTAATTAATTTAAAATTGGGAGTAAAAATTTTTCGACCACTTCACCCAAGATTAAGGGAAAAATATTTTACTGATTGCCGGTATTTTATTTAAATTTCTGGGAAGGAACTTAAATATTTAACTTTAAAAGATATACCGTACCAAAAAAACATATTGTAGAGTTAAAATAAGCATACAGTTTAGAAATTTATAATTTATTTATAATCACACCCACTTACTGTATCGTATATATACATAAGCAACTATAACGATCCAAGCGAGAACAAAAACCATTGGGTAAAACGTTACAAATCTTACAATGATATATGCTCCAATAAAACTAATTATAATTGGTACAAGATAAAAAAATGATTGAAGCAACCATAAAAAAAACCTCTTCATTTATTTAATATCTCATACAATGCATCAGCTATTTTTTCTGAATCATTGTCACCAGAATTTATTTGATAGATAATTTTAGTCATGTAGGGTTCAATTGTATAATATAGCATTTCAAGATTTTCTTTATATAGCAACTGATAATACTCTGGATCTTTGAACTTCAAATTATTCGCTGCTAAAGCCGCTAGTTGAGCTTTTGAATATAATGTCGTTCCGGTAATAAACCATGACGCAAATTTGTTAACCATGCTGATATGCGTTTCTTTAAAATCACCTGAGCTAACTATAAACTTTGTAATAGTTAGAGCTAAAGCCATTTTGCTAACTTTACTCGCAGCCTTGTTAGCAATAAAACCCATTTTTTGATGCAAGAATGAAGCAAGCTCGTCTGTTTTGTTGTTGTCAATCTTATTGAGAGTTTTCTTAAAATATATTGATACCATATCAGCAGCAACATCCTGTCTGCGGTAAATCTCCCCTACTGCCAAGAGGAGGCGCTCATCCTCTCTTATCATATCCCTACAAGTGCTACGGTAGTACTCATCAGGCACTAAGCATGAACCATAGTTTATAAGGCGCTGCCCGCCCGTTTTGACTCCATTAATAGTTGAAATCAAATTATCATGAACACTCCTGAGGGAGTTTGTGAGCGATATAGCCAGTTGCTTTCTTGACTGCATCTGTAGCTGAAAATAGCTTTGTGACATTCTATGCGCCTTTGTTGTATCATCCCTTCATTATGATTGATCAACAACCCTGCGTAGGGCAAGGCTCAAGATGAGTAAAAAAAGAAAAGTGCTGATTTATGCTATTACGATTATTACTTACTTTTTGGTTATTCCCGAGATCATTCTGCGTACGCTCTCTTCGGAGCATCTCTCGTGGTTAGGCTTTATAACTAGCTTCGGTGGCCTTATAAACCCGCTATTGTCAGTCATGATTTTTATGGGTGTTTTATCTATCGCTCTGGCTATCGCCACGATATATATCGCACGCAAATTTTTTCATTTCCGTTCACGTAATTAAGATCGCCATGATTAGCATCATATCTCCAAACGACTGCTTTGATGGCATATTAATATATTTTCGTTTGAAAAAAACCTAAATATACTTGTACCACTGCCACGAATGGAACAATATGCATGTAAAGTATAATGACTAAAAAATTCACATTGTAAACCTAACTGCGTAATAATTAAATAATTTAAATATAAATTAAACTCACCCCTCCGGCTCAATTCCCCTTGCCTTTAACGCCTCTCTCGCCAGATTCTTCAGCCAGCTTGCCAGACTAATTCCTTCTTCAGTTGCCACCGCATCGAGCTGTTTTTTCAAGGCGGGATCAATGCGCATTTGAAATTGTGGGGACTTGCCTCCACCTTTTGGTTTTTTTTCACGCATTATAATTGACATGTACTGACCTATTCCCTCATTT